GTGATTCAACTGATTGGGATTTCTACTGTGCGCCGTTCGAAGGTCACTTTGATGTGCTAGACGAACTGGGGTTCAAACTCACTGTCGGCTCTAATTTATACCCCTACGACGATCTTGCTTGCAACATCTTTGTCGCCCCGGGGTGCCAGGTCATTACTCGTAGTGATGTTGACCTTTATACCAAAACAATCGAGTCTATTAACCCAGTGTTCTATCGAGACTATCTGTGGAAGTCTGGTCCCAACAAACCAGGGCGAGATCAAATCCAAGCAACCTTCAATCAGCTGTTCAGGACCGCCAAATGAGGAACATGCTGATCGAGGAAATCAAATCCTTGAGTGAAGAAGTGGACGATGATGATCTTGAATGGTTCCAGTGGGAGCGGTACAGCAACAAAGAACTACTCGAGATGTTCAAAGATCTCTGCATCGCTCAGTATGATTTGAGTCTTGACAATTAATCGTTTTCGCGTTATAATATACTATGATTACATACGAACACCTCAATCAGAAAATTTCCCAAACCATCTTGTCACAGCGCAGTCTCGCTCCGCTGAAGGAAGAATTCTCAGAAGAAATCTCGAACATCCATTCTTTCATCGACATGTTCCTTGACCGCTTTGGTGACCGCGTGGTTGGTGACAAGACCAACTCCCCCGAATGGAAACTCTACAGTGAGAAGACTGCCGAGTACAATAGCTACAGTCGAGCTATCCGCAATGTTGACTACTTCATGGCTAAGGAGCGTTTGAATGTCAAGTAAGATTCTGTTTCAAAACGCAAACGACTTCTCTCTGTTCATCGAGCAGAAGGCGATCGATGATGATACCACCTGCCATCAAGCCCTCATCTCTTTCTGCGAGGACGAGGACATTGAAATTGAGGATATCTCCAAGAGCATCAACAAACAGCTCAAAGAGAAAATCGCGGTTGAGTTCGCCGAGCTTGGTCTTCTGAAAAGGTCTCCGAGCCTTTATGATTAAAATGGTCGCGCCCGAGAAATGCTTCCAGCTCTATCTTGCGGTCAAAACCCACTTCACAGTGGCATCTTACGATGCGGTCAAGCACAATGCTCGCGTCAAAAATGCTTCGCTGTCACAACTCTTAGAGCGCAGAGATCATCACCTCATAAGCAAGTTCGCTCGCAAGTTCAATTCTGTACCGGAAACCGCAAGCTTCTTTGTGGCTAACATGGCTTATGGTAACGAGTATCCTTTCGAGGATGAGGAAAAGGCTTTTAGCTTATACACTCGATGGCAGAAGAATCGACAGTCTTTGACAAAGATGTTCAAGGATGATTGTTCCACCATTGCCGACTCTGGTCTTCCATGGACGGAGCTAGTGTCGGGTAAAGATGTTCCGGCTTTGTTCTTGATGATGNGCAACNGAAAGATCAACATCGAGACGCTGGCTATTCTGAATGTGTTGAATCCGTTCGTGGACTCGTGGGTAAAGACCCACCCCCTGTGGAAAGCAGACTTCTTGAAGATCAAGAAACTCAGTCCATTTATCAAATTTGACAAAGACAAGTTTAAGGCATTATACTTAGAGCAGATGCATGATGAAGTACTCTGAAGAAGAAAAGAATTATAAGAAACCCGCAAAGCATTCCCCAAATGCAAAGGGTCAAGGTATGCGGCTAATCAACGCGCATCAAGACTTGTACGATGATGAATCTTACGACTACGATGACGAAACCGCACTAAATACAATCGACGGGCGCCCAAATCCAGTCCGTCGCATTTCAATTCAACGAACCTACGTAAGGAAATAAAAATGACTCTCGATCTTAATGCTCTGCGTGCAATGCGCAAGAACTCTACTGGTACTCTGGCTAAGATTACCAAGGCTCTCGAAAAAGACGAACAAGGCGGCTTCAAGCGCGGCGACGACGAACGCTTTTGGAAAGCACAGACGGACAAGGCGGGTAACGCATCTGCTATCATTCGATTCCTCCCGGCTCGCGAGGACGACGAAATGCCTTGGTCTAAGGTCTATAGCAAGGGCTTTCAGGGACCCGCAGGTAAGTGGTACATCGAGAATTGCTTGACCACCATCGGTCAACCCGATCCCGTTGTTGAATATAGCGCGGCTCTCTGGAACGGCACCGAAGAAGATAAGGAAAAGGCTCGCAAGCTGAAGCGTCGTCTCTCTTACTACGCCAATGTCTTGATCATCAAGGACCCGGCTAACCCTGACAACGAAGGTCAGGTCAAGGTCTTTAAGTTTGGTAAGAAGCTGTTCGATAAGATCAAGGACAAGCTGCAACCCACGTTCGAAGATGAAAAGCCACAAGACGTATTCGATCCGTTCGAAGGTGCCAACTTCCGTCTCCGCATTCGTAAGGTTGATGGCTATAGCAACACCGATAAGAGCGAATTCGATTCGGCATCTGAACTGTGCGGTGGTGATGAAGCCGAGATGTTGGCTGTACTGAACAAGCGTCACCGTCTGGGTGAGTTCACGGACCCAGCCAGCTTCAAGACCTACGAAGAACTCGCCAAGAAGTTTGACCAGGTTATGAATGGTGGTGCTGGTAGTTCTTCTCTCAAGAAAGCGGCTGACTTCCTGTTGGAAGATGAAATGCCAAAGACCAAGGAAGCACCGGTTGCTGCCAAGGTTAAGGAAGAGCCCAAGAAGAAGGAAGTGGTCAAGGACGACGAAGATGATCTTAGCTTCTTCACCGATCTGATCAACGATGACTAATCACATAGTCTAAGATGCGAAAGGGACCCTAGGGTCCCTTTTCTTTTGACTCCATTTAAGCCGGCATGTATCTACTTCTGAGGAAATCATTCATTGTGGCTTCTTTATGCCTGATACTATGAGTGAACGGCATTTGCATTACTTGTTGATTGCCACCGCCGGAGTTGATTACAGTGGGTGGTGGGGCATTGATCACTATGCGCTTGCTTATTTCGCTAGCCATGCCAACCGACGAATCCGAGTTCGTCGCCGTCGCGAGGTTAACTGTGGCTTGGTTCTTCTTCACACCGTCTGAGGAAACCATCGCCAGCGGTTCGCCCATGCTGGCAAGCGTTCCCTTAGCTAGAGTCTTGGCATCACCAGATGCAAGCGGGTCACCCAGAACAGAAATTGCGCTTTGCTTGGCTACTTCTAAAGATGCCGGAGAAGATGCCCCGGTCTTGGTGTCTACCAGGGTAGCAGATTTCTTTGCAAAGTAAGCCGATTCGTTTGCCACTCGCTTGGATTGGGCCTCCTTGGAGAAATTGGATAGACCGATGAAAGAAGCTACCTTCTCAACACCTCGAGCTGCTCCGGACTCTACCTTCTCAAGTGGTGACATCTTTTCCCAGTTGGCGTCGTCTTGCGATACGTCTACTTCCGGACCCTGACCAACTCCCGCTTTGCTCGACAGCCAATCAACGCCCATTCCGACACCCAGCATGGCTGCGGCAGGCAGAGCGGTTCCCTTGACAAACTTGAAGGCGTTCTTACCAAATGTCTTGACGCCGCGCATAAACCCACCCTTGCCCCGAGTGGAGGTTTTCCCGCCGGGTAGGTCTATGTCTGGCATAGACGAGCTCGTCTCTGTCGTTGCAAGAACCGATGGCACACTGGTGCCCTTCTTAAGTATATCTCGTATTTCCGAGAGAAGAATTGTCTGAGATTCCGATTCGTCGAGTTGTTTCTCTACGACTATAGCATCTTCGGTTGACTGTTCTTCAGATTGTGCTCGCGGTGCGGTGCTCGCAGCTACTGAGATTCTAGAAGAATCGGACTTGTCGATCTTATCCACGAGACCGCCACGCTTCTCAGCATACCCTAAAGTCTTGTCAATCTGTTCTTCAGTGTATCCCATTGCCCGAAGTTGGCTCGCTTCTTTCTCAACTTCAACCAGTTTCTCTGTAGATTTTGCGATGGTCTTGTAATCACCTTTGAGAACCTTGCGCTGCTCGGATGATGACATCTTTGCAAACTTGTCGTCCGCCTTTGCCCTGAGTATAGTCTCGGATTTGATAAACGCTTCGCGGCGGCGGTTTTCTTGGATTTTCTCAGACGCCTTTTCATCGGCACCAACCGCACCATACACCGACATCAGTGCGAATTCTTTGGCTCTCGTAGCAAAGCCTTGCTTAGATGTGATCGCCGTCTGAGATCTTTCTATGATGTCTCGCGATCTATCCTTAGCTGCCGCAATGTTGGCTGGTGTAAGTCTATCAGATGCGGCTTGGTTGGTGGTTGGGTCTAACTTGTCAGATATCTCTTTCAACGTGGCGTTGATATCCGACAGCGACTCGCTTTCTTTGATTGAGTCGGGAACACCCATTGATTGCCGCTCAAGCTGAAGCTCCATCTCTTGGGCGATGCCGTCTTTGTATCCTTCAAAGAATTCGTTGATAAGCCCCGAGAACTTACGAGCGAGTTTCTTCACCGTGGGCGAAGATTTCTCAAGCTCGTCGGCAAACCCCTCGAGTGTAGACTCGTACAGATCTTGCTTGATCTCTTCGGCAACTTCGCGAGTGAGAATCGGGGTTGGCTCTTCTGTGCCTGGCGGTGTCGGCAAACTTGATCTGTATGGGTATCTTTTGGCGCGCTTCATAGACTACCTTTGTTCTTGTTATTCTGTTCTTCTTTGTAGTTTTCCAACAAAGAGATATAGACGTCTCTCTCAAACGGAATCATATCTTCCAGCTCTGTTAGACCGAACTTCTGCACGTACATGAGCAAGAAGTTGATTTTGTAATAGTCGAACAGATCAACATGAGAGAGAATTATGCGAAAAAACTTGACAGCCCCTTAATGTACTTCTGGTGGACATGTCCACAAGCCGGGCACGTGTATTGCAGATCATACTTCAAAACAGGCATCGTCTTGAGGAAGGTATTGTCAATCTTGTCGGTGTGTTCGTCTGTCAAAGATTCCAGCCAGTCAACCATCTCCTCTTTGGTGTGATCCTTGGCATACATCACTTCTTCGGCGGTGTAGATGTAGTCGATGCACATGATGATAGCATCTACTCCATCTGCAGTCTCATATTCTTTAAGATCATCAAGTGTTGGGTAGCGCATAACCACACCGGTGTTTTCCCACAGTTCGATCTTCTTGTTGTGTTCGGCTGGGAACTTAACTTCAAGCTCGTTCAGGTTGATTCGAACCGGAATCTTTTCGTGTGTCGGGTCNGCTTCGCAAGGCAGTCNCAGATCAATCTTTTCACCCACAGACTTGGCGCGAATTTTGGTTACAATGTACTCAACATCAAACAACGCCAGCGAGTCAACATCAACTCCCTCTACGCAAGCACGGATGATTTCTTTAACCGCGGTCGCAATGGTGTGAATGTCATCAGATTCTTGGGCTTGCACCAACATCTTTTCTTCTCGTACAGTAAACTGTCGATAGTTCACCCTTTTGCCGGTTGAAGGTACTACCAGGTTGAAGATGGGGAGGATTGGTTTAGGGAGACTCATTTCATTGATCTTTCTTCATATTATTCAACATCGCGTTCAATTCTGCAGTGCTTCCACTGAACACGATACTATTGTTTACGACTTTGTGTGCTTGCTGGTTGTCACTTCTTCCGGCAGCATTGGCTTTGATCTTTGCTTTCTTCTCATGCGAGTCCATCAACTGCATGTTCATCGCCGCTAGGTTGGACATCAG